AAGAAAAGAATTAGATACATGGGTATCGATACTTGGGAAAGTAGAACCAGAGATTTAGATGAGAAGGCGAAAGGTCTATTAGCTAAAGCTCGTAACAAAGAACTTTTGGAAGCTGGTGTTTTCAAAATAGTATCTTATGGTACAGGTAANTTCGGTAGAGTATTAGGTGAGATATTTGTTTCACCAGATGCTGTAGGACACGAAGTATCAGAGAATGTTGATAGGTCAGTTGATGGATTAGTTAGTATTAATGATATATTAATTGAAGAAGGGCATGCTTACGAATATGGTGGCGGTAAGAAGAAAGCTTTTGTCGCTGAGATAGAAACTGAGAAAGCTGCTAAAAAAGAAGATTTAGTTGATAAACCAGCTGAAGAATCACAAGAAGAAGAATAACAACATAAGAGGTTGCTAAATGGCAAAAAAGAAAACTGGTCAATTTGACCATTACAAGAAATGGACTACCGATGAAGGTTACACATTTCTTGCAGAGAATGTAAAGGATGCTGAGAAGTATCTTAAAGTAACAGATGGGCATTTAGGTAAATTAAAAGAGGTTACAGATGAGTAATATGGCACAACCAAATTATTCTGAAGCTTTGAAAGAAATTAAACTATCGATTCGAGTTCTTTCAAATGAGATTGTAGAAATAAAAGCTTTGTTATCCAAGGTAGTTGGAGAAAAAGAAAATGAGGAACTTCAACAACAGGTGTATCCTTGGCATTTTCCGAATGTCAGTACAAGTGCTGATCACCACGAGGAAGAACAGTAATGGCTAAAGCTAAAGGTTCGGTTGGTGGTTTGTATACACCAACTGGTAGTGGTAAAAAGACTAGTCAAGGATTGGGTAGGAATACAAAATTCAGTACCAGAGTTGCTAGTAAGAGGTTCAAGAAAAAGTACAGAGGTCAGGGGAAATAATGGCTAGAGATATATTTGGAAATAAGAAATTCACCAGAGATGATATGTACACTAAAACAAGAGTAACAGGTGCTGATGTTAGAATGGAATATGTCAAAGGTGTTGTTTGGATGGTATTAGGTTATTCATATTTTCATTTTATAATAATGGGATGGACATGGTAAAAAAAAGATATAGAGTACTTGAAACAATAACTACAGTAGATGGTACATTATATGAAAAAGAAGTAGTTACATTTGAAAATGAAGAAGCAGATGGTGACTGGAGAGTTAAAGATAATATGGGTCGTATATGGTATGTAGATCCAAAAAAACTTACTGACTCACCAATCTCATTATCAAGGGAGAAATAAGATGCCAAGAAGAAAAAATATAACAGGCAATTTTAGAGGTAAGGAAGATATATTCTTTAAGAAGGTAAGAGATGGATTGAAAAGGTTTTTAGAACCAGCATTTAAACCATATAATTCTTGGGCGCCAAAATGATATTAGATAGTCTATTAGCTGGTGTAATGTTGTTTAGTTCGTTTGCTATACGAACGCCAAATGTACAGCCAAACCCAGACGACTATGAAGTTAGTATTGGTCTAAGTCATCCTACTTATTATTTCAACCGTCAATGGGAACGAGAACTTGGCGAGCCTTACATTGATGATTTATTTTGGTTCAAGATAGAGAATGGAATTTACTTTAAGCCAGAGTATATGAACAAGGAAAGTCAGGGTGTTAAATATTTTAAACTTGATTGGCGTAATAAATGGAGAGATTGGTCTTATGGATTCACGAGTCGAAATGATGATAGCGATGTATTCAGTAGAAACTTTGAGACATTTATGTCTATTGGTATGAGTAAAAAGAAGAAATATCGTAATGACAAGGTAGAAGTAGAAGTTACATTTGATGGATACCTACCGCCAGATGATGAGGGCAATACTGTTTTAAGTAATTTTGAATTTGAAGATAAGTTCAAAGTATCATACAAACTTACTGAAAAAATTAGGTTGTATAATGTAGGTGAGGTATCCAAATTACAAGGTAAAGAATTTTATAAAGGTAAGATTGGTATAGAAATAACATTATGACAGAAAAGGATATAAAGGAATTGGAGAAAATATTGGATAACTCATTATCTGCTCATCAACGAGCAGATTGGAGTAATCCTGAAGCTAGAAAAACTATTGTTATATTTATTATTAAGAAGTTTAAAAAATACTTGGAGAAATAATGAAGTTAAAAGAACATATAGAAAAATTTGATAAATCATTAAATGATTCCAAAGAAGAGACATCAAAATCTCAGCTAAAAGAACATATAGCAAAATTTGACGAATCTTTGGGAGAACCTGAAGAACAATCTGCACAACCATTCTCTTATAGAGTAGATGAAAAATTATCAATAGTTGAACCTGTTGAACAATTGAGACGTGATATATCTGATAAAGATCGGGTTATTGAAAATTTAAAGAATGAGTCAGTTAAATTAAAGAATAAAATTTCTGATGGAGAAAAAGAGAAATTTACTATTTTAGAAGAATTAAAGAAATCGGGGTGGTTGGAAAATAAAGTTACCTTATCATCAAAATATAAAGGTAAACTTAAAACAATTCTTGGTGAAATAAAAGTTGTAGATACAAAGATAATATCTATGTTAACAGCCGTTGGAAGAAAAAAGCAAAGTAATCAAAAATTAAATTGGGATGGCTGGTTAAAGATACCAGAGAATAGCTATTTGTATGCAATAAATGAAGATATAGCTAAAGGAGTGTTTAGAGCAACTAGTACTTTAATAGAAAGCAAAAATGAAGAAGTACTAGGTGGTGGAGAGGATCAAGAATCTGAATCAACAGCATTTTCAACTAACTATTCATTAACATTTGATCGCAGTAATGAAGAATATGTATCAACTACATTTGACCCTGATGATTATAATCTTAAAGATGGATTTACTGTTTCTTTTTGGGTAAGACCAGATGAGTTGGGTAGTACAAGATTTGCTATGGGTAGTGAACCTGCAACCAACAAACGATTTAATTTTGGTCTCCATAATAACACAAAAATACATGTAGCTGTTGGTTCTAATAGACAAAGATCAGCTCTGCATGGTATGTCAACAGGCAATTGGTTTCATTACGCAGTTGCATACGCCGGAGGTAGTGGCGGATCTCGCTTGATATATATTAATGGAACTGTAATTAATGACCTAGCTGGAACAGCAAATTGGACAGCCTCAGGCGGTGGCAAGGATTTATGGTTCGGTGCTAAAAATAAAGACGATTGGGCTAGTGGATGGAGTTGTGGACTTACTGATGTAGCCATTTTCGATGAAATGAAAGATAGTGACTGGATTAGCGCTACTTATAACAGCGGCGTACCAACAAATTTATTAGGCCAAAGTGGCTTAGTTGGATATTGGAGATTTGAAGAAGGTTCAGGAACTACTGTGAGTGATTCATCAGGAAATAATAATGATGGAACATTTGGTGCTATTTCTGGAGATACTACAGCACTTCCAACTTGGTCAGCTGATACACCACAATGATGAAAATAGGAGAAAATAATGTTAACTAAATTCGATGATATAATAGAGGTTGTTTTAGAACATGAAGGTGGATATGTAAACGATCCTGATGATCCAGGAGGAGAAACTAATTTTGGTATAGCTAAGAGAAGTCATCCTGATGTAGATATTGCCAACCTAACTAAAGATGGTGCGAAAGAAATCTACTACCAAGACTACTGGATGAAAAATAGAGTTCCACAAATGCCAGAGGAATTAAAACACATTTATTTCGATATGTGCGTAAACCAAGGTAGAGGTAGAGCAGTTAAGATTCTACAACGAGCTGCTAATGCCAAAGGAGCTGACTTAGTAGTCGATGGTGGATTGGGTCCTAAAACTATAGGCGCTTTAGATGGTGTAGAGTTAGACAGAGTTAGAGCTTATAGAATAAAATACTACGCAGATTTAGTTACTCGTAAACCAGACTTAGAGAAGTTTTACTTTGGATGGTTTAGGAGAGGACTTGAAGTATGAGAATACAACACAACAAACAATCAATCGATGTTAAATTCATATTGAATATTATTTCTTTGATTGGTGCTGTGGGTTGGGGTTGGTATGAAATGGAAAGTCGTATTACTGCGTTAGAAATGAAAATAGAACAACAAAGTAAAATGCAAGCTTTGCATGATGAGATAGCGCAGATAAAGAATCAACAACAGTTCGCTGAGTTGAAATGAATGATGAACTTTATCTCAAAAAACTTAAATCTGAATATGAATATCTGAAAGATGAAGTAGAATATCAAGCTGAACTTTTTGAAAAAGCTAAAAAAGACTTTGATGAAAGATTCAGTAATAAACTTAATTTAAATGTACCCTCAGATAAAACGGTTGAAGAAGAAAGGCCTATAAGGAAAAAAAGTTTAGATAAGGTTTATAAAAAACTAGCACAAAAAATACATCCAGATAAAAAGACAGGCGATACGGATGATTTTAGAAAGTTAAAAAAATCTGTTGATGATAGTGATATGGATGTAGTTATAGATTTAGCAGATGAATATGATGTAGATATTTCTGTAGAGGTTGATGAAGAAGAATTTCTTGTAGGTAAGATTGAAAGGCTAAAAAATAAATTAGATTACTTTAATAAAACTCTAATAATGCAGTGGTATAAAATTGATGAAAATGAAAAGAATAATTTTGAAAATATCATACTGAATACTCTTGGAAAATAATTACAAAAAAAATACCATTTACATAACCTTATCAAACAATAATTCTGTTAAACTATCTGGGTCTCCAATTTTACCTTTAGGTAATATATTCATGGCAAGACCCTTTCTTATATAATTTGTATTATTTATAGGTACGTGATGTAAAAAATAAGATGGAAACATACATATTGTTCCGGGAGTAAAAGGAACTTGAAATGTTTCCCAACTATACGCTGATGGTCGTCTGTCAGCCTTATATTTCGGTGATAAGGTTGCAGAAGTTATACTACCATTTGGTCTATGAAATGTAATCGCTGGCGTATTTTCATCTCCGTATCCATAATAAAAACACGCAGAAATGAGTGAATTTGGATGGGTGTGTAGTGTATGATATTGTCCGGGTGATTTCCAAGTAACCCAAGTTTGTGAAAAAGCATATTCATCATAATCATACATTAATATTTCATCAGCATATTTTTTGACTTGAGTCATAATCCAATCAGCCAAATCCTTACATTCTGGCTCTTGTAGTACATAAGTATTTTTAGAATGGCTCCATATTCCCCAACCATATTACCTTCTCTGTGTTCTAAGGTATCAAAAAAATTAGCAGCCACAGACAACTCCTTCGGGATTTCAGCACAATAAATTGGCGTTGGAAATAATCCTAATACTGTTGCACCATTATCTAACTTATTTTCTAAAACATATTCTCCCATTATCCTTCTCCTCCCTTTGTATCTAAATTCCAATTATTTTTTTCATCTCTGACAAATTTTTTATGTCCTTCGGTGATCCACCACCAGTGATTTTTTTCAGTATATCCAAATATATTAGCAATACACTTTTCGCAAGGTGCACTATTTTTATTCTTTTTTAACTTTTGTGTTGGATTATTGAAATGTTTCATAATCTTGAATATAAGGATCGTGAACTGGCACTTCCTTTCCAATTTGATCTTGACCTATAAAATTCATAGCTATAGAAATCCTATCTTTATTTGTACAATTTGGTTCTACCGAATGGTACATCCAAGCAGGAAAAATAGCTAAATTACCAGCATTTGGTGTTAGACCAAAACTGGTGCCCGAAAATCCACTTNNATTTTTATATGANCCAAGAAAAAACTCAGCATTATCATCCCTTTCTGCTACAAAATTGCCAATGTCATCTCCTTCAGCCTGCACATAATAACATCCAGACATTACACTATTTTGATGATCGTGCCTTCTATTAAAACATCCTGGCGGATTTATATTTACCCAAAAGTTTCCTAATACTAGCCCATTTAATCCTGTAATCTGAGAGCAATATTCATTAACAAATGCTTCAATATTAGTAAATAACTCAGTTAAAGCATCTGGCAAAGGTTGAATTATTTCCTTTGAGTGGAATCCCCCTCTATTTGAAATAACTACTCCTTCTGTATTTTCTTGTAGAAAATAACAATATTCTTTAATTGCTTCGTTATCAACTTCTTTTACTTCTACTTGCCATAGTGGNGTTGGAAATAACATATGTTCTTTTGATACAAATTCTAAACTCATCTGAATGGTTCTCCNCCTGTCCAAAATATTAGACATCTTCTTTCGCCTTTTGTCAAAGGNGTTACTCTNTGCATATAAAATGTTGGGAAAATTACAACGTCTCCTTTTTCTCTTGGCAATTTGATGAATCTGTTTTCTCCACCAACCCACATTTCTACTTCTCCACCTTCATAATCTTTAGGATCATTAAGCTGTACAGATGTTGATAATTTTCTTCGATTAACTCCACCTTGACCTATATCCATGTGCCAATCTAAGAATCCACCGATCTCTCTTGTTTCTCCTGTTTCACCTTGATTATTTGGTTCAGGATAAATCACATAATGAAGTGGATCTGTTACATAACTAATATCAAATTGAAATAAAGCTGCATTTGCTTCCACTACTAAAGGTTCAAGTTTATTATAAATCCATTCTGAATGATTTACGCACGGCACATAAGCAATATCTCTATTATTTGATCCATATTGATCTAGCTCACCCGCTTCTTTATGTCCAGTACCACCCTTTTCAAATTTATAATTATTATCATATACCATACTGTGAACTTTTTCGATATCATCATCGTTTAAAGCGTTTTTAAAATAATAAAAAGTATTAAAATTGCAAGGCCTTACTTGGTGATTTACTAATTCAGTTTTTCTCATTTACTTCCTCCTGCTGTGGATTATCTAACCAAGCTGGATCAAATGGTTCTCCCATACGGGGAACATCACTTGATAAAATTGGGGATTCAATTTGATTAGATTGTTGTTCTAAATTAAAAAATTCACTTTTTTCATTTAATCGTGGGGTATATGTATGCCAGCCGGTCAATATATATTTATTTTCTGTAGATATTATTCCTCTATGTAGATGAGTCCATTCAGTTGGAAAAATTACTAATTTTCCTTGTCGGGCAGGTTCAAAATGGTGATAATAAAAAAATTCAGTTTCGCCACCATCATAAACGTCATTTAGATATACTACCCACACTAAAATTCTATTAGAATGATTTATGCCCGCCCTTTCACAATGATAAGCATAATAAGCTTCGCCTGGAGCATATTTTTGCATATTAAACCCTGTTGAAATTTCAAATGAATCTAAATTATTGAATGCAACATGATATCTGCTGATATAATCTTCTTTAGCTTTTTCTAAAATAGCTATCAATTCGTTTAATGGGTCTTTCCAAAGAGGATCTT